CCAACACCGACAGCATAATACATGCCGCCCCTGTTCGTGTCCCATCTTCCAGACGCTTTACTGTCTGCTGCTAACTTCACATCGGGGAAAACTTCACGGAACTCTTCCGTGTCCAAAAGGTTTTTGACCTTACGACCAAAATTCACTGCCAGTTCTGTTGTGTGCGTCGCCTGAATGATCTTCATGTTCGGATTTTTGCCCATCATCCACGCCGGGAACAAAAAGGATGCGAACTCTGACTTCGTATGACGAGGTGCCATGTTGATGATTAGACGTTTTAGTTCTCCACGCGCCACCCTCTCTAACTTCTCAGCTATGATCTCGTGGTGCCTACCCTGTATGAAGCTCGGCCAGATAGTTTTAACAAATGATAAAAACTGTTTTTGACAAGTTTCATTTTTTTCTAATTGCGCTAAACGTAGTTCGAGTTTTAAGCGTCTCTCGTCGTGTGATGTAACTTCCATATAGGGGCCCCTAACGTATCTTAATTTATGCGATTTATGGCTTATTATACTATAGTTAAACGCTATTTCAATTTTTATCTAATTGTTCGTGGAAAACTTGGCACTTGACCACGCGCGCCGACGCACCGCGTCGCCTGAATTTTTCGCCGTTTTTCTCGATTTTTTAGGCATTTTTAACCTTTATTTTCTAAGGAACCTTGAGTCGCTCTGGAAGCTGTAGCGCCTTAGTTTTTCGCATTGGGTGCCGTGGATCTCGGCGCTTGTTTCGCGGATCACGGCGCACGAATCCCGGCGCATGAATAAAAAACTACGTTTATTTTTGCAGCTGCTACGGCTGCGCTTTTCGTTTTGGCTGCCGTTTTTTTTTTGGGTTCCGTTACAAGCTGCACGAATCATTAATTATGATTTATGTAATATTATTAATGTTCCATAGGTTTCGGCTTTGTGTGGGCGTCTCATGGCGCCTTAATTAACTATTTAATACTGAATAACGTCTGGACGCCGTGAGGCTGTTTCTGGTCGATTAATAAATAAAAAAAACGCCGTTAAAATAACGGCGCTTAATTCGTTTTATTTGGTGGTTAATTATGTAAAAGCAATTAATGAATATAAACAAAATACACAAAAAGAAATAAAACAAAGTATTTGAAAAAATAAATAAAACATAATTAACCCTTAATTAATCTAATTGATCTAGCATTTAAAAAGCTTGAATCGGTTTTGTAACTTCCATCATAAAATTGAAGTTCTGATTCGCCTTTATGTAATATCGCTTGTTTTATTAATTGCCCGTCAACATAAAATCTAAATTCTCTGTCGCCGTTTTCGTGTAGTCGGTGGGTTGTGCAATGTTTTAAAAATAAATGACTATTTTTTGAACTGGTGCCGACTCTAACTTCTACATCTCCCGTATTTTTTACGCCGTAACTTTTACAGCTGTTATAAATACAAGCTGTAATTATATTCCATATTGGGTATTGTCTGGACATTTTTTAAACTCCTATAATATTAAAATGTGATTTATCCCATATAATAATAAAAAACCCGTTAAAGTCAATTAACGGGTTTTACAGCTGTTCCAGATAAATTTATTTTTATGATTTATCTTTTTTTATTTCGCTTTTTTCGTTCGCTCCAGCAGCTGCTCCTTCTGCTTTTTTTTCCAAATAATCTAAATTTACGTTATCAAAATCTATTACGTTTAAGCCTACCTGATTTAAATTATTAATAAGCTGATCTAAATTTAATTTATCTTTTGGCATTTTTTAAACTCCTTAATATCGAGTTGTTCTTGTTGTTTAAATTTTTTACTAAACCATTTTCGCATTGGTGTATTACCAACATTAGTTTTTAACCCTATAAACTTTTTTAATAAATCCATATCCGCAAGTATTGATTTAAATGTTTTTGGTTCATAATGAAAAGGGCAGCCGTTAAACATTTCAGCTATAGAAATTCTATAAAAAACTTCCTTAATATTTTTTTCAGTAAAATGTCCAATTTCAATTACCATTGTGCAGTAAATCATTTCAGTAATTACCTGATCTGATATGCCGTCTAAATTACATTCTTTATAATTATAATGTAATGCCATTAGTTTTTTCTCCTATAAAGTTAAATGTGATTTTTAATAAGTACAAAAAAAACCCGTTAAAGTCAATTAACGGGTCTTTTGTCAGCTGTTTCCAAATAAGTTTATTTTGTAAAGTCCTCCATTTTTTCATACTGTTTTATTTTATTTAAAATGTTACAAGCTAAAACATTACGTCCACGGTCAAACCAAATAGTATCTTCTGAATGAATATTTTCAGGATCGTAGTCATCGTAAGTTGCATAATTAGTTTTTTTTTCTAACTTTTTTAATTCTTTTTTTATAAAGTTAATAAACTGATTTGATATATCGTCTGGGTTGTTCCTCATTTAATTATCCTCCGTTTTTTGTTTGTGAAATTTTAGTCATCAAACTTGAAAAAGTTTTTCTTTTGCTCGGTGTGTAATACCAATTTGCTTTTGGTGTTTCTTCAGACTCAGCTAACATATCATTAGCTATTCCATCAAGCGCTTCTTCAAATAATTCAAGTTCTTTATTTGTTAACTTTATAATAAATTGTTTTGGCATGAAAGCCTCCTACATAGTTTGTGATATGGGATATCATACACATATCTACAAAAAATAAAAGCCCCGCATCAGCGGGGCTTAAATCGGCGTTAATATGAAGGTAGTTTTTAACTTGCCATTGCTACCCTATTCCAGTCGGTTTTACCTAGGTTTAAAACTTTCCCTCCTAGGCGTTGCCAAAAATCTACGTTGTCAGGATCAGCAGTATTACCTACAGCTGTACAAGCGTTAACAAGTGTAGCCCTATTAATCTTTTGGTTTTGTTCATACCCTGATTGTCCTATGGTCTGAAGTAAACCCTCTAATACATTGCTAGTTTCCTTTTTAGATAAAGTTAAAACTTTTCCTAAATTTTCAACTGATTCATTCATAGGGACGTCAACTGTATCTTCCTTAGCTCTTCTCATTTTTTCAATGTTTTCATCAAAAGTTTCTCTACTTGCATATGAGCTAACAATGTCCCTGAGCTGAAGTTTTAAGCTACGATTATCAGCTTCTTTGGTTTCGTCGGTTAATATATTCCAAGTATCGCCTTTTTGTGCTGAAGTTATATGTGCTTTCCTAGTTACGTTTTCGGTTTGCATACCATTTAAACAAGCTAACGTCCAATTTATACCAAATACAGCTACGCTACCGCTACCAGTTTCAGAATTACTAATTCCAATTCCGTGCGCCATTAAATCGCCAACTCCTGCATCAGATTGTATAACTTCAGATTTTAAACGTATGTAAAGTTTTTTATCGGTATTAGCAAAGTTAACTATTTTCCAACAAGCGTCCGACTCTCCAAGTGTTGGTAAAGCTGATTCCAATAAATCAGAATTATCAAAAGTCTTAAATTTATCAGATAAAAAAGCTCTAGCTGTACCCGTATGATTGTCATAATTAAACGGGTTTGTATGGTTTGCATTATCAAAAGTTCTAATCATACGTTTGGAATTTTCTTTTTGCCAGATAGCGTTAATCAAATTATCCATTTCTCTCGGATAGTTCTGTTGTAAACGTCTAGCCGTCGGCGTCGCTATCTCAGCCTTTTGAGCTATTTGGTCAAAACAATGCTGATTAACATTAAGTATTTTAGTCGGCTCGCCTTGGTTTGCTTCCATAACAATCTGACTATGTGCAGTTTCTCCTTCATTCTGCAAAGTTCTAAACTGAAGCTGATTAGTAGGCGCTATGTAGTCTTGCTTCATTTTATTCTGCTCAGTAATAACATGAAGCATATCTTCTAATGATTTATTTTCGTTTTCTAAATGTCGCATATTTTTCTCCTATATAAAATGCAATTAAAAAAAGCGGGGTGTAATGCCCCGCTTAAATAGTATACGATTTATCTTATATGTCAATTTACTTTACCAAAGTCTCCCGCTATATGATGCCTTAATACAGTTCCATATGGTAGTTCTTGAGCAAATTTTAAAAGTTTTAGTTCATCAGGATCTTCATCAGCTGTCTGAGTTGTGGCGTTCCAATGTAATAAAACATTTCCAGCAGTTGCATAGCACCCGCCTTTTTCTATATCACTACCCGCCTTTTTTTTGTAAGTGCCGTGATCGGTAAACCCTACGATAAAGTTTCTATCCATACGACTACATAAAGGTTTTCCATTTCCGCAAGTATTACAATCTGTACTGGTATACTCTGCTGGACATCTAACTATTTTGTGATCGTTAATAGTTTCTGATTTGCCATTTGTTTTCCAAAATGTTTCTTTTACGTTTATTACTGAGGGGACAAATGAATTTAAAAACAAGTCGGCTAAGTTTCGAGCTGAATAGTTTATAACAGTCTTACCTATTTTTAATTTATGTTTCCATAAACTAGGGTTAAAATGTGAGTAAGTAAAACTAACGCCGCCTTTTGGGACGGCGTCAGATACTGCATCAAGATAGCTATAATCTATTTCAGTTGC